CGTGTCGTAGACGCAGCTGGAGCCGCAGTATCACGTGAAGTATTCAACAAGGCACTTAAGGCTATGCCACGTAAGTACAAGCAACGTCGTGGAGACCTTCGCTTCCTTGCTGGATCAAACTTGATTCAGGATTTCCTATATGCTAACAGCATTGGAACAAACCAAACAATTCCACAAGATATCGCTTCAAGCGTTATCCGTGGTGGAGTTGCACCACTAGGTGGACCAGCAGGTTACGTGGCACCATTCGCATTCGGTATTCCGATTGTTGAAGTTCCACTACTTAATGAGACACAGACTGGTACATACGCAACACCAACAGGATCACACGGAGATATCCACTTGACATTCCCAAATAACGTAGTTATTGGAATCAAGCGTGACGTAACCGTTTACCGATTCTTCCAGCCACGTAAGGACACAATTGAGTACACAATGTATACTCGTGTTGGCGTTCAAATCGAGCAGGCAGACGCTTGGGTAGTTGTACGCAACGTTAAGGTTGCTTCTTAATTAATTTAAGATAAAACCCTCGAAAGGCCCCCAATTAATTTTGGGGGCTTTTCATTTTAATTTATCAATGCTATAATTGAAGAACCTAACAAAGGAGATAATATGTCATTTGAGACATTGAAAGTAGCAGAACTCAGACAAATTGCAGAGGACTTTGCAGTTGATACTGATGGTATTAAGAGTAAGGCAGATATCGTTGCCGCCCTTGCAGAAGAGGGAGTCACATGGTCTGTTTATCAAAAGACTATTAAGGACATCGAAGAAGCGGCAGATGAATTCAGCGAAAACGCAGAAGAAATTCTTCCAAGATTTGATCCAAATGCACAACCAGAAGATACAGTTCTAGTTAGAATGACTAGAGAAAACTTTAGGTTTGATATCATTGGATTTACATTTACAAAAGAGCACCCTTTTATTGCAATGACAGAAGAAAATGCTCAAGAAATTTTTGATAAGGAGGAGGGCTTTAGATTAGCAACTCCAAAGGAAGTTCAGGAGTATTACAACTAATCTAAGCTTATAAAATGGCAGAGATATATGTAAACAGCAATTCACCGATCAGAACAAAGATCTACTGGGAGGGTGAATTAGCATCCCCTACAGGTAACGTAACGGCAAAGGTTTATGACATTACTCAAAACCCTGCTAACGTTATATCTTCTACCAATTTATTACTTACTCTAACAGGAACAGCCGTTGAAACAGATGTCGGCACATATCAAGTTGTGCTACCGTTTTCCTATTCTGCATATCCCAGAAAGCTAAAGCTCGTCTGGGAATACGCAGTAGCTGGATCAACAGTGGGAACTCATACAACTTATGTGAATGTTGTAACCCCATACATTTCTATCAATGAGCAAATAGATGAATTAAACTTTGGGTCGGATCCAAGTGATCCTAACTACAAGACATACTCAGACCTCCAGATGGCTGAGAGATATGCAAGAAAATTAATTGAAGAATACACTCAGCAAGAATTCTACCTGTATCCAGACACAAAGATTATATACGGAGACGAATCAGATACTCTACCTCTATCATCTAAAATAAATCGGATATACCAGATTTATTCTAACGATATACTTCTTGTAGATAACCTTGCTACACCAAAGGTAAACAACTGGCTATATGACCCAATTGTTTCAGAGACAGGATTTGGAATAAGAGTTAATAGGGTAAACCTACTAGACAATTCAGTATATGTTGCAAATGGTTTAGTACCTCCAACAATTAATGATACATACAATGGAGTCTTTTCTAAAAACGTTAAATATAAGATTGTTGGCGAATTTGGATGGGACCTAGTTCCTGCTCAAGTACAGATGGCAACAGTTGAACTAATGAAAGACTATTTCTCAAAGGACAAAGTCTGGAGAAATAAGTACATTAAATCCATCAAGACATTTGACTGGAGTTTTGAATATAACAGCTCAGCATCAACAGGAACTGGCAATCTATATGCAGATCAATTGCTTGCTCCACATGTTATATCTCAAATGGTCCTTATCTAATGTATGATCTTGTCGACTCCGTTCTTCCAATGCTTATTGATGTATATAGGCAATTTGAAACACAGGACCCAGCGACGGGATCTTTAAAGAAAGACTGGCAATTTAATAGAACAGTTGCATGCAGTGCAAAAGGAACAATTAGCAATTCTACAGCTAGCAGATCTGGGGACAAGCAAACCTTTTCAAATAGATATGTTAATGATCAGATGATTCAAATAAGAACTACGTCTAAATTAGTATTTAACGAAAAGATTACAAACATTAGAAATTTAGACGGAACTGTTGTATGGGAAGAAATTAACTTTCCAAGCAACACGCCAACAGTCTTTGAGGTAATGGGAGTTACTCCAATCACAGAACCGATGGGCGGAATTATTGGTTACAATACAACCGTTAAAAGATCGGAGAACCAGGTAATTGGACAGTAGCGTAGCATTATTACAAACAGCCAGCGGTCTTGAAAGATTGATGGCAGGATCAGTTCCAGGAGTAATAAAGGATAGCACAGTGGCTCAAGTATCTGCATTCTTGTATTATGAAGCAGCTGTCATTGCCAAGCTAACAACAAATGCTGAATTTAAAAATTTATTTAAAACAACCATATTTAATCAAATAGAAAAAGATTTTGGTCAGTACGTTGATGCCCAAGCAAGAGTAAAGCCTAAAAGTCTTCACCATGTATACGAGTGGAATAAAACTGGCAACCCAACAGCAAGGCTTTTCAACCTATATCTAATAGATTCTGAAGGCCTTTCATTTAGAATAGGCCGTGATTTTAAACTATCTAAATCAACAGTACCGTCTAAAAATAAAAAACAAAAGAATAGATATGTATTTGCTAATAAAGCTTCCGTAATGGAAGAAGGAATGCCCATAGTAATTCGACCAAGATCCGCAGAGCGTTTAGTATTTGAATTAGATGGTGCAACAGTCTTTATGCCTAAAGGCACTTCAGTTACAGTAAAGAGGCCAGGAGGCAAGGCCGCAACAAATCAATTTGCACTCACATACGGAAGATTCTTTGGAGGGCAACCAGTAAACTCCTCAATAAAGTCTTCAGGGTTTCAAAGAATATTTAATGCTAAGATAGCAAGAGCATTGAGTGTACCAACTAATATTAAAAAGGTGCAGTATAGCTTCAGTGCTGGTAAAATAAGAGTGCAGGCAGATGCAGCACTAAGCTCATCATTTGGAGGGTCACTATGACAGCAGATTATAAAATAGACGCAATGTTTGAGCTTCGCAAGTTCTTGTGGACCCAATTAAAACTTACTGGACTATTTGATCCAGACGACTACTACTCAGATAATCTAGGATCTGAGATAGTCCCTATTATTCCAGTTCAGCAATTACCAGAAATGGATCAATTCCTAAACGGTAAAAAGCATATCGTATATGACAAGATCGGAATGTCCTATGAAGAGAACTGGCTGATATGCTGCGAAAAAGTTTTGTTTACCATATACTCAACAGATATAACAGAGATATATGAGATAAGAAACCTAATGACTGACCTGTTTAGAAGAATGGACGAATCTGCAAAAGATGTCAATTCTTTAAAGACCACAAACAAGTTAATTTTCCACAGCATTCATATTACAGAAACTTCTCCAATTGACCCATCCCTTGAACTTCAGGGCTTTTTGTCATCAGACGTAATACTAGAGGTCAAGTACTCCAGGGTCACCGACGGACTAGGTAGATTTGCCTAGTTGCTTTTAAAGGGTTAATCCAGTAAAATTGGACATAAGAGGAAATGAGCCTAGCCAGCTTGATTTAAAGTAAGTCAATATATATATATTTATTTAACAGGAGGTTTTACAACATGGCACAAAATATTGGTAATGCTAGAAATATTCTTGTCGGTGCGTCTCCACTGTTTCTTTCAGTAACAGACATCACCAGCCCAGATTACGTAGAGTCTGCACCAGCAGGCGTACTAAACGCATTTGCAGCAAACAAGAATAAGACAGTCCCAGCATTTAAAGCAGAAACATCATACACAGATTCTTTGAATCTTGTTGATACAGCAACAGCAGCAACTGGTGCGGTATCACCAGCCCTTGACACAAAGGGTGCATTTTACCGTAACGTAGGTTACACAAACAACGGTCTTCAGGTAACATACAACCCATCATACGGTTCAGTTACAGTAGATCAGCTTCTTGATACAGCAAAGCTTTTCAAGGAGTCAATGGAAGTTATGATCGCAACAGAAATGGCAGAAGGTACTCTTGAGAACGTTCTAGCCGTATTTGGTCAGGCATCATCAACACTTACCGCTTCAGGTAAGAAGCTAGGTATCGCAGGTGGAGCTCTTGGTGAAGCACCAACAGAGCGTCAGCTAATCGCAGTTGGTCAAGCACCAACTTCAGTAGCAGAATCTAAGACTGAGCGTGTATACTATGCACGTCGTGTTCTTTCTGTACAACAGTCACAGTTCTCTTTGGCTCGTAACGCAGCATCAACATTCCCAGTAACATTCCGTTTGCTACCATCTGGTAACTCAGATCACGCAGGCCAGGAATATGGTTTCATCGTAGACCGTGTTCTATCAGCATAATTAATTTAATTAATTAATAGAGCCCCCCAAGAAATTGGGGGGTTTTCTATTGCTCTTGTATTTTGAATATGATACAATAATTAAGACGATCCTAGGAGGATTAAATGGCAACAACAGTATACGATGTTGAAGAAATTCAACTACAAAATGGCGCAACAGTTAAGCTCAAGCCTTTAACAATTAAAGAGCTACGTGAGTTTATGAAGGTCATTCAAAGAACACAAGAAGTAACATCAGAAGATGAAACACTAACAATCCTTATTGAGGCCTGTGGGGTAGCACTAAAAAAGCAGCTTCCAGATCTTGTAGCAGACAAAGACGCATTTGAAGACACACTTGACGTTCCAACCATCAATCGCATTCTAGAAGTATGCGGGGGGATTAAGATGGACGACCCAAACCTACTAGCGGCAGCGGTTCTGGCTGGTCAGAACTAGATCTAGCCGCTTTAGAGGGGGAAGTATTTCTTCTAGGTAATTGGAAAAATTACGAAGAACTAGAAGATAATCTTTCAATGCCAGAGATGGTCCAGACTTTTAAGTCAATGCAAAAAACGGAATCAGAAAAAAGGAAATTCCTAGCTTCGATTCAAGGTGTTGATTTAGATGAAAGCAGTAATAATGAGGAGGGATCATCCTTCGAAGATGTCAGAAGAAGAGCACTTGGTATAACCACATCAGCAGATGATGTTGTTTCATTACAAGGTGGTCTTGCAGCAGAAGCTGGTTTCGGCATTAACGCAGGATTAGGATACCGAATAGAGTAACATATACATATGGCAGATAATTTAATCACCACCAATATTACCGCCAACGCAGACTTCACGAGTTTAAGAACTCAGCTTGCTGCGGTTACTGCCCAACTCGTAAAATTACAAGAAACAACGGCGGGAACTAACGCCAAACTAGCAAATCAAATTGCTGTAATGAATAAGTCCTTCGCAGAAACTATGCGATCAACAGGACAGTTTTCATCACACTTTGTATCGCTTACGTCAGACGTAGAAAAATTTGGTAAAAACCTAGATAGAGGCAGACTCAAGCTAGGAGAATACTACAACGCCTGGAGTGGGCATACAAAGAAAACAAGCAGTCTAATTAGAGACCTTGCTAAGCAACAGGTAATGCTAGAGAATGCAATCATTCAGCCTATTGGCAAAAACGCACAAGGCCTAATGCAGTACAACGTTATGGTTGCAAAAGGCCTTGATGAAATAAAGAACAAGACGGCAATTGCAAGACAAGAGCTTTCTATCATGAATAAGGTAATGCTTGATGGATCTAATCAGCTTATCAATTGGGGTAAGAATACCCAGTGGGCTGGTCGTCAGCTAACAGTAGGATTAACAGTTCCTCTTGCAGCATTTGGAATGGCTGCACAAAAAGCATTTAAAGAAGCAGATCAAGAGCTTGTAAGACTTACAAAGGTTTACGGCGGACTAAGTGCAACATCATCTTCAGAGCTAGCAAAAGTAAGAAAAGATGTTTCCGAAACAGCAAGAGAAATTGCTGGAGCATACGGAATTGCATACAAAGAAACTATCGCATTAGCAGCTGACCTTGCTGCAACAGGACAAGAAGGCGGAAACCTTTTAGAAGCTACAAGACAGACAAGCAGACTTTCAATCCTTGGTGAAGTTGACAGGCAAGAAGCAATGAAGGCAACTCTTGCTATTCAAAATGCATTTAAGTCAAGCACTGACGAACTTACACAATCAATTGACTTCCTTAACGCTGTTGAAAACCAGACTTCTACATCTCTTCAAGATTTAGTTGAAGCAATTCCTAAAGCAGGTCCAGTTGTAAAGTCTCTAGGTGGAGATGTAAAAGATTTAGCATTGTATCTAACTGCAATGAAAGAAGGCGGAGTTAATGCATCAGAAGGTGCTAACGCAATTAAGTCAGCAATGGCATCTCTTATCAACCCAACAAAGGTTGCTAAAGAAATGTTCTTCGGCTTTGGTATAGATATAGATAAGATTGTAACATCTAATGCGGGAAATTTAACTGAAACAATTACAGACCTTCAGGCAGCTTTAGATAGACTAGATCCCCTAAGCAAGTCAAGAGCAATTGAACAGTTGTTTGGTAAGTTCCAGTATGCAAGAATGTCAGCCCTATTTGAAAACCTGGGTAAAGAAGGATCTCAAACTCTTCAGGTAATGGATTTAATGAAAGCAAGCGCTACAGATCTTGCAAATATCTCTGCTCGAGAATTAACTATGATGACAGAGTCCGCTTCAGGACAATTTAAAAGAGCATGGGCTTCAGTCCAAGCAGACCTTGCTTCAGTAGGAGAACAATTTTTAAGAATTAGCACAAAGGTTTTAAATGTAGTAGATGGAATCATTAAGTTTTTCCAAGGGCTTCCAGGCCCAGTTAAAACATTCTTAAATGCACTTGGTGGACTAACAGCTTTTGCTGGACCACTAATTATGTTGACTGGTGTAATGGCCAACTTTATTGGTTATGTCACAAAGGGAATATTCTCTTTAAGACAAATGGCTACAGGAGGACATGGGTTTAAGCTCCTTACTCCAGAAATATTAGCGGCAGATGCAGCAGCAAAAGGTCTTGCTACATCATTCTATTCAGATACAGAAGCAACAGTTGTATTAACAAATGCAGTAAATACTCTTGCAGCATCATTTGATAATCTTCAGGTAGCAGCATCTACAGCGCAAGTTGCAGTGCAACCAAGCATCTCAACAGTTGCAGGAGGAGTAATTGCAGCGGGAACTCCAGGCGGAACGCCAAGATATGTTGATAAAAATAATCCATTAGTTGGAGATTCATACTCAAGAGATATGTCTCACATGATTCCTGCTCAAACACAACAGATGGGGACAATATTTGGAACAGTTCCAGGAGCAGGACCAGTAAACGTTAGAATTGGCAAAAACCCTCAAGCCTATATGAACGCAGATCTTCCAAAGATTCCAGGTGTTACATCTGTAAACGGAACATCGACTGGTATAGTTGCTCAAGAGGCAGCAAAGTGGCATGCAATGACAGCAGCAATAGCAATGCAGTCAGAGGCAGAAATTAAATTATTAAAAACAGAAGTAATGGCAACTGGAACAATTACATCAAGCTTGTCTGATTCTTATCAAGCCTTGCTTCCAGAATTTTCAGAAATTACAAGCATGGCTGCACAAGAAACGGCTTTAATTGTTAAGCAGCTACAGCAAAGCAAAATAACAGCAGACGAAGCAAGAATAAAAGTAATTCAATTAAATGCAACAGTTGAAGCAATGCTTGCTGAGACAGCTCAAAAGATTGCAGCTGGACAAGGAAGATCTGTAAACTTAACAACAGTTCCATTAACATCTCAGCCCGTAGTAGATCCAGTAACTGGCAAATCAAACATGAAAGAAATGTTCCACAAGGGTTCTACAAAAACATTAGTAGATAAAATTGCTAGAGCGCTAGGCGGAGTTAGAACTTCAGGTGCAGGATATAACATTGAAACAACAAAGCCTAAGTTTAATAAAGGCGGAATAGTTCCAGGAACTGGTAACACAGACACATATCATACAACAGCAGAAGCTGGTTCATTTGTTATTAATAAAAAATCTACACAAGAAAATATGCCTATTATTAGTAAGCTGATTGGTGGCACTCCAACATTTAGAAATTCTGGAGGTGAGGTGCCAGTTGTACTAACTCCTGGAGAGGCTGTTATCCCAGCAGAAATTGCTCAACGTGATCCAGGTTTAATGCTTCAATTAAATGGCGGACCAGGTAATACATCGGGAATGGGAAGAGCATTTGGCGGAGAGCTTTCCATGAATATGTTTAATGGGTTAAAAGATTGGCTTGCAAGAAATACTGATCCAAATTACGATGCCTCTGTAAAAAATAGAGTTGTGTTGCATGATTCAGCAGTTTTAAACCATCTAGGATTTTCTGAAGATGAATCAATAAACATGGCAAAAAGAGATTTTGAAGAAGCAATTTTAAAGTCTACCGATCCTAAAACTGGAAAAGTAAATAGAGCAAAGTATAAGCAAATAAGAATTATGCAGGCAAGAGCAATGCAAGATTATATTGATATGCAGGGCCTTGGAAGAACAAACAGTAAGGGTGAAAAGGTTAATTATAGAGATATACTTCGCCAGGATAGGCCAGGAGAATTAGATAGAGGCAGTAGACCTCAAATACCTGCAATCAAACCAACAAGAGCATTAGTAGAAAAATTAATGTCAAGAATGGATATAGACCAAGTTAATTTGCAGAAGGTAATGAATGGTTTTGTAAGAGCTGATGGAACGTTTGATTATGCATCAGAACACATGGACCCAGACAGAGATTTATTTACAAGAGAAAATGGTGTTGTAAAAAGTAATAGAACCACAGGCAATGCATACAATGCACAAGCGGGCACTAGAACTATAAATGAATTTACAAACTGGCTACGCCAAATGACACGAGGCAAGTTCCAGGATAGAGTTCCATTAAATCAATCAACTGCACAATATACAGCTGACCAGCTAGCAAAAGAATTAAAATATGGAAAAGCTTCACAACTTATGAAAAGGCTTCCAGCAATTCAAAAAGGTCATATGATGACAGCAATGATGCGTCTTCTTCTTACAAGAGGAAAGCGTTTACCTTTACAGGAACCAATTTCAGCAAATTCAGGAGGAGAAATTCCTGGTAAGTTTGCACAAAGATTATTTGGCGGCGGTAAAGCGTTGTTCTTAGGAATGCCAAGATCTATTAAGCAGGTTGAAGCCCAGAGAGCCGCAAAGGTTGCTATGGAAAAAGCAAGTCAAGCAGTTAAAGACTCTAGATTTAGCAAGACCCCAGTAACTGATTATGACGAACTACTAGAGCCAACATCAGGAAGAAGTTTCCCAGTATCTGGAATCGGTGGGGTTTATAGCAAGAACGGGGAAAAGGTTTTTGTTAAGCCAGTCCTAGATGAAAAAGCAGCGCTTGCTGAGATAAGAGCAACTGAAATTGCTCGTGACGTCCATGGATTGCAAACACCTAATCAAAGAGTTGTTGTAATGAGAGACCCAACTGACAGAAGAGGATCTAGAACTCTACTAGCCTTAGAGTCTAAATATAATCCTGATATAGCAAACCAAGACGGTAAATTTACAGTAGATCAATACTTTAGACAGCTGGTTGCATCATCATTGCGTGGTGACAAAGATTTAGGAAGAGGAAACCTTTCTGGAAACATACTTGCCGATGTAGGACCAGCTGGTGTATTTGCAACAGCTTCTGGACCAAGAGACTACTCTGCAACAATGCCTTCATTTAAACAACAAGCAATGATCAACTTGCTTGGGGTAAAGGGAAGTAACACAAAAAAATTCTTTGCTGAAGCGACTTCAGATATTCCAAGAGGTATGACACCTGATCAATATAATGATCGCATGCTGCAAGAAATTGAATCAGCTCTTCCAAAGTTAAAACAAACAATAAGTAGATTTGATTTAAACACAGAAGAAAAAGTTATTTACAATGCAATGATTACAAGACTTTCTGATGCAAGAAGAAAGACATATCAAGATTTGCATGGAATTCATTCATCAGTAACGATGTCTCCAGAAAAAACAATGACTCCAGCAGCAATTGCTAAAATGCTTGCAGCAGATGAATTGAAGCGCAGACAAAAAGGTCACTCTGTAAGCCTATCTGATAATGCATTTAAGACACCAGAAAATGGATTTAATATTGGCGGATTAATTGGAAACGTTCTTAAGGGTAAGGCAATGCATAGAATTGGTGCAGGATTTGGCCCAACTGGAGCACCTAAGCCAAGTATGTATGAGTCAGCTCCATGGGGAGTTAATTCTCTTTCTATTGAAATGGCCGATAAACTATTTGCAAACACAGGTTTAAGAAAGCACACTCAAAAATTATTCTATGATAAGTTTGCGGCAGCATTAGCAAAAGAAAAGCCTTACGGGTATGTTAAAGATGCTAAGGGGTCATTAAAGAATGCACTTGAGCCAGATGTACTAGACTCTGTAATAAGATCAGCCGCTTCAGATCTTGTTGGAGACAGAAACATAATTAAACAACTTTCTCCAATTGATAAAGATATTTTGCGAAACAAATATTTAAATTGGGATTCTAAAAAAGATACTCCGCTTACAGAATCTTTAAAGAAAATTATATTTGGTTTAGAAAAAAGAGAAATGGGCGGACCAGTTAACGCAGGTCAACCATACGTTGTGGGAGAAAAAGGACCAGAACTATTTGTACCTAGAAATTCAGGAGGCATTGTTCCAAATGGTTACATGAATGGAGGCAGTGTTAAAAACGGATACATGAAGGGCGGAAACATTGCAATGCTTGGAGCCTCGCTAGTGCCAATGCTAATTTCTAGTAAGATTGCCAATCCTTTACTTCAAACAATAATGCAGACGCTTTCATTTATCATACCTCAAATGATGATGACGGCAATGATGCAGACAAAGGCTGAAGGCGCACAAGGAAGAGTCGGTGGACTTATGTCTAAGATTCCAGCTTCTGCAAAAACTCCTATCTTCTCTACAGCAAGAGGAACAAAAGTTGCTGGAGAAATGTTGGAAGATGGAACATACGCTAAGGGCGGAAGAATGCTCAATAGATACGGCGCAGCTCTTCAGAATTCTGCCAAGAGTGGGAGCGCAGTAACAAGAACCCTGGGAAGAATTGGAATGGGTCTTACAAGATTAAATGTAGGACTTGCTGTAGCAACAGGAGCTTTTATTGTTATTAATAAAAGAATAAGAGATCACAACGAACATTTAAGAGTTGGGGTAACACAATACGGACTAACAGAAGAAGCTGCCAAAAAGGCGGGACTTAAGTTTACCGATTACAACTCAAAGCTTGCAGATACTGTTAAGAACATAGAAGCAATAAGAGAAAGAAATCAGTTCCTTTATGAAAGCATGCAAGATGCTGGCCTTCCTATATCCATGACAATTGAAGAGTACAAGAAGCTTAAGAAAGAAGTCAAAGAGGTCTATACCGATCAAATTAAATTAATTAATCAGTCTAAAGAAAGCGAGCTTCCACAAGTAGCTATAGACATTAAGACTGCGCTGATGGCTGCTGGAATGTCAGCAGATGACGCAAGCAAGAAAATATTTGCAATGTTTAAGCTTTCTGAAAAGGGAGAAAAGGCTGGCGCATTTACTGTAGGTAATCGTGCATTTAGAAATATCAAGACAGGACAAGATGCAGCTGTTGCTGCAATAAACAATTATGTTCCTGCTTCAGCAGAAGGCGGACGTGAAGGAGCACAAGCAGTAAATACAGGCCTAACCGCAATAGATGCTGGAATTATAGACATGATTGAGCAAAGTAAAAAAGCTGCTAGAGAAGACAAGAGTGGAAATACAAAAGTATTAACTCAGTATCAAGCCCAAGAGGCAATGCTTCAAAAACTAAATAAGCTAGAATCTTCTAAGGCTGTTCTTACTGCAAAAACTAGAGCGGAAATGATTAAGCAGAGTCCAGAACTTAAAAAGATTATTAATCCTATGGATACAGTAGTTAGCCTATTTGAAAAGATGAATCTTGCAGCAAAGGGATTTACTGGAGATCTTTCAAAGTTAGGCGCTGAGGCTGTATCTACACTATCAAAAGTTGCAGATGCCATATCAGAAGCAACCGTTGCTGCGAACAAAGAGGGTCTATTAAAACAACAGTACATAGATTTAAAAAAGCTAACAGATCAACAAAAGGCATTAATGCAAGCGGCCAAGGGACAAACTGCTCAGCAACAAATAAATACTAGAGAACAACTAAAGGGTTTGCAGAAGCAAATAGATGCTAACAATAAACTTGCAGAGGCAAGACTAAAAGCTCTTGATGCGGCAAAGCAAGAAGGCGATATTGCAAGACAAATTGCAAAAGCACAAGCAGCATACGAAGCAGCTTTGGCAACAGGCAATACTGCTGCAGCACAACAAGCAAGCTTAGATATTCAAGGTCTGCAATCAGATCAACAGTATAACTCTCAAAAGAAAGCAATTGAAGATGCTCTTAAGCTAGCCAATGCTCCGCTAGAAGCTAAGATAAAACTAATTAACGATGGCCAGCAAAAGCTTAGTGATAATGCAAGTCTTGCAGCAGAAAAATTGGGCTCATTAAATGCAAGGATTGATAAGCAAAAACAAAAGATTGATGATGTTAATCAAGCAATGGTCACCCTAGCACTAAATGCAGCTGCTGCAGGAAAAAGTATAGAGGATTATATTAAGTTTGGAACTGATGAAGACAAAAATGCTGGTAAAGTGGATGCTGCAGGCCTTGTTGGAGCAGTAAGAACAGCAAAGCCTGGAACAGTTCCTGAATTTAAACAACCAACTCATCCAAAGGGTGTTAAAACTCCAATTGATGTAGGCACCCAGGCCCTAGGAATAATGGGCGGGGTAGAAGGAGCTATTACAAAAGGATTATCCTCAAAGGGTATTCAAATGGGCAGCGGGGACATTATTATTAATGGCAAGACGATGGACGTTAGTCCATCAAAGGCAACAGCTAAGATTGGATTTGTTCCCACAACACTAGGGCCAAGCGCTGGCGCATACGCAGGATCTACTTTAATTCACCCATCTTCATTAATAGCAGCAGGTGCTTCTGAAATATCTACTGGACGAGGTTCTACATGGGTTGGGGTTGAATTTGCAGATAAAAATGGAAAGAAGTGGAAAGTAACTTCTGATGCAGGAAGATCTGGGCAGCTTAGTGTTCAACCAGTAAAAGCTGGATATGGAACAATGAAACTTAATCCACAGGTCCCTACTATTGTTGGAGACCGTGGACCAGAAATGGCATTTGGCGGAATGATTATTCCTAATATGGCTAAGGTCCCATATGCCTCTCCTAGATATGATGTTAAGCAAGCATCAAAGATGTTTGAACCAATGCGTGATTCAGGAGTAGGACAAGGTGTAATTAATTATACACAAAATATTTATGCCTCCCCAGGAATGAATGAAGATCAGCTAATAAGTAAGGCAAAGGTTGCAGCCTATGAGTTCTTGCAGGCCAATATAAAAACTAATGCTAAAATGAAGGGCAACCCAATGAATGTAGGTATTAAAAACACATGAGTTATCCAATGACACTCCCAGTAGGTTCCCTATTATATTTTGATACAGGAACTGACCCTGTAAACCCAACATGGACAAAGGTCTCTGAGCACAACAGATCTAGCGCCTCTCTAGACATAGATAGAATAGAGAAGACCCAAAGAATGTCTAACGGCTCACTTAGAAAAATTTGGATTGCAGATAAGAAGCAATTTAGCGCAAGCTGGGGAATGCTGCCAACTGATAGTACAATGACAGTGGACGGCGGAATGGGCGCTTCGGAAATTAAATCTTTCTATTTAAATAAAGGCAAGGGCACCTTTAAGGTAAAGATATCATACAACGCAGTAGCGGCTAGAGATGAAATTATTTTAATGTCATTTACCTCATGTAATTTTACAGTTATGAAAAGAAACGTTAAGTCTTCTTCAGCTTCCGTCCCACAAGAATTTTGGGACGTCTCCCTCTCCTTAGAAGAGGTATAATGATACAGGTATCAGCAAATACAACGAATGCCTTAAGCAAGGCCGTAAACGTATCTGTAACTAACGGATGTCGTGTTGAGTATAATATGAACGACCTAATATCAGGAGTGGCTGTAACAGCCCCTGAAGGCGTTATAACAGCAACCCTGACTGCCCCACAGAATCAAGGCGGCTATCAATATAAGCCTTTTGAAAAGCTATTTCCAATAAAAAGCATTATTGATCCAAGACGCCCAAAGGTAGCTGGGATTCAATATATGATTGCAGCAGACCCAAGCCTTAGCACAACACTTGCTGCTAGTGGGTCAGCAGATGGTAAAACATATGCGGCGGCGAAGGAATTAAATAAAAGACTATATTTCTCTGGAATAAAAACTGCTTATAAATATTGGGTAACCCCAAAGGCAGCAAGCGGAAGTACCTCTTTAACAAATTGTATATTAACTGTTTCATACCCAGCAGTAAAAACTGCTGCAGCAAATAAAATTGTTCTTAAGTTTGAAACATCTCACTCCAAACCTACATCCTGGAACGTAAAACTTTTAAGTCTATCTGGAGTAGAGTCTACAATATATACAGGAACAACTTGCCCAGATAACGGAATAGTAAACTTATACTACAACGGATCGGCTTGGGTAGACGTAGAACCTGCAACCGTTTCTACAGGGGTAGACCTAAGCGGATTGAAGTTACAAGTTAATAGTATAAGTACTGCAGGCGGGTACCTAGGAATAATTGAAATATCAGCAAGACTAGTAAAGGATGTAACAAACATTCTTCAATCATTTGATATATCTCAGAATTCATCAGACTCAATCAATGGCTTAGTTCCAGTTGGAGATGTAACAGCAAACTATTTAAGACTTAGTTTAAATGCATACGATAAGTCGTATGACAATTATGATAAGACTAACGCTTTTAATAAAAATAAATTAAGCCTTTATGAAAATATTACAATTCGTCCACACGTTGTAGTTGAATCAGAAAAAATTAATCTAGGTGTTTTTTATCTTGACTCTTATGAGGTAGATGAATTTGGAGAAGTTTCTATTAATGCACTAGATGGTGCAAGAGAACTTCAGTATATTAAGCCACCAGATATTGTAACAAAGGATATGTCTACAGTTGCTATAATCAGAAGACTGTTAGATTCAGTTGGATTTTCCAATTATAAATTTAATCTAGTAGATACAGATACTTCTATAGTTGCTCCGTACTACTGGTATACCGATCCTCAGAAAACAGTTTGGCAGCACATACAAGATTTATGCAAAGACACTCAGATGATTGCTGTTTTTGACAACAACGATGTTCTGCAGTTTTATCCAAGAGGATACATATTTAATACGGCAAAAACTCCAGACGCTTCTTTTAGATATAGCAATACAGCAGATGGAAAACTAGCAAACATATCAGGAATATCAATTGAAAATGTTCCATCAGTAAAAGCTATTAAAGTTATGTATAGCCCACAGCTTACATCTAATTATGATGGAGATGCCGACAACCTTTATACTTCCCCAGTAGTCACACTTGGATCAGCAGCACTAATGGCTGATTTGCCAAAGGTTGCTATAGCAGAAACAGATGCACCAAAGGGAGTAATTAAATTAAGGCCAGTAGAAATTTCAGGAGCCGCACAGCAATTTTATTCCTACACAGGGTATTTAGTTTTAGGAAAAGAAATTATTGAGTATGACGCTATTAAGTTTGTTTATGAGCCAGCTTCAGGAAGCCCAGCCGTTGCGTATAAGTGGATAAAGAATGAATCAGACATACAGTCTAACTTAGGTCTTGCTAAGCCTAACACTTTTAGGCCAACAGGTGAGTACAGAATTAAAGAAAGAAATGTTTTTAATGCAGTAACTGCCGATGCTGATTTAACACATAGCGCAGATATTGATTCCCTAAGAATGGAATGGACGGGACAAAAATGGAACTCAGAGACTGGAAACTTTACTCCTGACAATACTGAATCAGCATTTACTTTAAAAGAAGTTGCTATTAAAGATGAGAACGGTAAAGACTTAGCAAATCCAAATAATTTATTTAGTGCCATACCTAGGTCAATGATGACAATTTTTGCCCCGCTGGGAACATTAAAAGATAGTACACAAGATCCAACCATAAAAGAGCCTGTTCCAAACAAGATATATACTCTTGTAACAACAGATACGGCTAAATATCTTAAGGGGGAAAACTTTTCGATTGGAACAAATATGTATTTCCCATTGTTAAAGAATTCAAAAGGCGAAGCCACGGGAGAGCAAAGAACAATTTCGGGTATAGCATTTTCATTAAACTCAACTAACAAAAGTGGTTATTTTTTATCAGTAGCAACAACCCAAAACACAAGTGCAGATAAAGGATTTAGAGAACTTTCATTTTACAAAATTGTAGACGGAAAACTTATTAAGATGACTGACTCACAAAAAGAAGAAGACGGTAGTATCTTAACAGGAATAAGTGGAGGAAGACTATATAGAATAGATATCCGTGCAAATTATTCTGTACCTACAGGAGGATCCGCTAAAGTTTTAACTTTAAGAATATCTATTAATAACAAAGAGTTTATTGTGGTAGACCAGTCTCCAATAACAATTACAGAAAAAATTGGAATTGCTTCCCTTCAAGGGGTATCAGCATTTGACTATGTTTATGCTTCTGCTATAGATGAATCAGACTTTACTGCTGATAAAAAATATAATCCTTACAAAGGATTTATGGGCGGAGAGTCTACAATCATTAAAACATTCGGAGAGTTTATTTTTAATCAAAAGGGACAAACCGAAAGCACCTCGTGGGTCAGAGAGTTTGGTCCAGTTGCAAGAGAACTTAAAAAGATTACAGCTAGGTATACTACTCCAGGCTTTCCGCTTTACCCAAGCCTAGTAAATAATCCAGATGTAACAATTGCTGGAACCTCAATAGATTCTTTTGGAATGGACATCTATGTAATAAACAACACTGGAACATTTACGGATCTTGCTAATAGCGAAGAGAAACAGTTTGTCGTGGTTGGCAACTATATCGTGCCTTCAGATCCATTTGAATATATTGACCCAGCACTTACAGATGAAGAAAAAAAGGAAATTGTAGGCTTTGACTCCACATGGATTCAGAGGGAGTCAGAAGCAATTGAGCTATCTAAGTTTATGACAAAGCAGTGGTCTAAGCAGCAAAAGGTTGTCACACTAGAAACATTTTTTAATCCCCTAATACAAATAGGAGATATTGTGGAAATTTCTTACCCAGATAATGGACTATATTCTTCTGAAAACTCAACGATACCCTCTGGGTTTCAGGCTAATAAATTTGTTGTTCTGTCTATTGATAGTACCTACGATAAGGATTCTCCGCCTACAACAAACATAGCGTGTAGGTCAATTTATACATGAGAAATGGTAGAATGTAAATATGAGTAATATTAAAAACCCAGCGTCCTCAACGGCAAAAGTAAAAAAGCTTTTGCTTTTTGAAGGAGACCCTTTAATTAAAACTCTTAAACCAGACTATTATGCTATTGTTGGTAAAGACACGCTTACTGGTATCGCAGACCCTACTGGAGAAGATCCAGGCTTTGATCCAGAGGACCCAGAGCTTCCAGAGGATCCAGGAGATGGTCTAAGGGCACCGTCTTTGTCTGATATAACTCTTGTAAGCAAGACCATGGTTACAGACAAAAACAAAAATCAATATGTTGAGTTTGTATTTAATGTTAAAAATAGCGGCGGAGAAACAGTAGTGGGGGCAGAGATTTATGGACAATAAACTAAACCTAGTTGGAGAATATATCCTTTACGAAGACGGCAAAGAGATATGCCGTAATAAAAACCTAATAACTAAATTTGGTAAAAGATATCTAACACAGTACCTTGCGGGACAATCAAATACAAATTTAAAAGATATTGCAATTGGCATAGGTTCTACTGCAGCATCAGTAAATGACACACAGCTAGGATTTGAATTTTATAGATCTCCAGTAACAATGAGTAGCATTGACATACAAACTAGCTCAGTAACAGGAGTTAGCACATATGGTGTAGTTCACAAGACAACAATACCAGTAGATGTTGTAGGAGTAATTAATGAGTTAGGTCTTTTTCCAACTGTATCTTTGTCAAGCACAGACTACGCAAGTAATTCTATTTCCACTTTTGAAGACAATCAAAGCTGGGTAGATTCAGGTGGGCTATACCCTACTGTATTAACAACACCAACTCCTAAAATTGGAACTTACTATTTATCTATGAGTGCACTTTCTTCTGGCACAAAACAATATTTTAATAATTTTAATATAGACGTATCTGGATACAGCGCACTAGATAGCCTAACAATTGCATATCGTCAATCTGATTTAAACTTAGATTACGTATTTGTAAGAATGTATGACTCAAACAATAACTACTATGAGATTAGATATGCAGGAGACGTATCAACAGGAGACAAGATTAAATCATTAACTTTAAACAATCTTTACAGCAGCGGTTATGGGTCTGGCCTTCCAGATCAGACTTCTATTGTTAAAATTGGAGTAGGCGTAAAAGCAAAATCATCGGGAGCAACAACAGTGTTGTTTGATGGATTAAGAATTAATGACGAAGATGCATTTAGAACAGACTACGGTCTTATTAGTAGATCGGTTTTAACTACTCCTATTGTAAAGACCTTTGGAAAACAAATGGTTATTGAATATAGAATTGGATTAGATTTTTAATGGGTGCTTACGATAGAGATGAAGTTGGTTATAGATTACCACCTGATTTAGAAATAACACCTGCAGCAGCTGCTGCCTCTGCTGCCGTAGGCTCAAAAGACTCTTACACAAAAAAAATAAAGCTTCCTCTTATAAAAAATAAACAATACAAATTCTTCTTTACATATTTACACGAAGACCCAGAGACAAAAGAAATAAAAGAAAGTGATAGGTCCCCAGTTTGGAAAGAAACTTTTACTATTCCAAATTTAACTAAGGCTGTAAAAAATTTAACATTAACTCCAGGATCACAATCTTACGGAGTTAAGTTTGATCTTGACCCTTTAAGTGAACAAGAAGATGTTGTTATATTTGAAAGCCTTACCAGTAATTTTGCTACACAAACTATTGTTTATACAGGAACATCTACTAACGTTTCAATTCTTACAACAGGGCCAAACGCCTTTGCGCCAAGATGGGTGAAGGTTAGATCCAGAGATAAATGGGATGATTTAAATATATCAGAAGCCACTGCTGGACCAGTAACACCTTTTAGTGCAGATGTTGATACAACATATACTGTTGAAAACCCAGCTAGTTCTTCTGCATCCGCTTCTATTGATCCTAAAGATTTAAGCGGATTTAGTCTTGTTTCAACAATTAGCTGGGCGCAATCTACAAATGTTAAAACGGCGGGATATGCAATAAGATGGTCAACAGATAATCCATCAACAGTAACAAACCCTTTATGGGAATACGCATCAGTAAGCGGAATAACAACAACCTCTTTTACCGCAACAGGATTAATTCCAAACACAACATATTATTATCAAGTTGCATCAACAACACCATACGATGTGGTAAGTTGGACAGGTGCCGCAAGTGGAACATTTATTGCTTCAGATGCAGATGGAACAGCGGCAGGTGCATTAGCAAGACTTAAATCTTTTATAGCAATAGGTGGGGCATCGCAAGATCTATTTAAAATAGGAACAGGCATATCTCAAAGTATTAATTTAAATACAGATCCGCTTGTAAGCCCAACATTAACTGCGGGAACCTATCATGGAATTATATTAAATAAATCAACTACCAACGTAGGTAATAACTTTTGGCTTACCACTGGTCAGTTTAGAGTTGGAAACCCAACAGAGTTTATGTACTGGAATGGAACAAACCTATATCTAACTGGAAATGTAAATGCTACAGGAGGCAAGTTTACAGGTAATGTCCAGCTAGCGATCCCAGCTGGGGCAACTACAAGTGGTACTCTTTTTGCAGGCGCTAATCCAACATCGGGGGCAAGAGTAAGATTTAGTAGCGAGGGTATATTTGCATATGATGCTACAAGCACGGACAATGCAACGGGTCAAACATTTTCTTTAGTTCAATCAACAGGTAGATTAAATGCCAATTTAGGTACAGTTGGCGGATGGACACTTGCAACAACAGGATTCTCATCAAGCAATACTAAAATTGAAAATGATGGAAACATCACGCTAGGAAATCAAGTAGGATCAATCTATCCAATAGTCAGACTTAGCGCAACCGATGATTTTAGATTGTGGGTTGGAAGCAACAGCTCTTCAACTGCTAAGTTTAGAGTTTCAAAAGAAGGTATTCTGTATGCTGAAGGAGCAGTCCTGGGTCTTGGAGCAGGATCAACAATTGAGGGTTACGCTACAACTGGAAGCCTAGATCTATATACCTTAAAAACGGTTACAGGTGGTATTAACAGTAGACTCGTAAGTGTTGAAGGAGATTATGTATCAGCAGCTACATTGAGTACGAACTTGGCAACAAAAAATACAACATTTGTTTCAGCTGCCGAACCAACTGCTAATAGAATAGGAGACCTGTGGATAGACACATCAGCAGATAATGAATTAAAAACTTGGACTGGTAGTTCTTGGACAAGTCGAAGAGATACATCTTTTGCTACAAAAGTATCTTTAAATTCTAAATTAAGCGCAACTGCATATATTGTACAGAATTCAGTAAATAATAAAATTTCTGCTGACGCCACAGGCTTTGAGGTCTATGCTGGATCAACCTCAACTGCAAGTAGCGGTGTTAAAATAACATCTGAAGGAATTTTAGGCTATAAAAACGGAAGCCCTACTTTTACTATAACAAACCAAGGAGATGCTACATTCTATGGAGCATTAAGTGCAGCTACTGGATCATTTACGGGAAGATTATTTGTAAACAATGACACAGGATACATAGATACAGCAGGAACTAAATCAGTAAATGGAATAGGAGTAACAAGTCTTGTAGTAAAGGCTTTAGGATTCAGATCTACGGATGACTCTGGCTGGACAAGTACTTGCTACCCATGGACCGAAGGTCTATTTTCTTTAGGAAGCACTCAATATTCTTGGTATAGGTTATATATGGAAGATGACGTATATTTTGCTAACGGAACAACTTATAAAATTGAACAAAATGGCGATGCCTTTCTGAATGGATATGCCCTTTCAGGAGGTTTTGGTGTATATAGTCACTGGGCTCCAAGATCTGACAACACTTATGACCTCGGAGGCTGGTCTTTATCAAGCACTGGAATCCAGCAAAATAAAAGATGGAGACAGATTTATTCAAATAATTCAACAATTACAACATCTGACAGTAGATTAAAAACTGATATTTCTGATTCAGAGCTAGGACTAAACTTTATAAATAAACTACGTCCAGTTACATACAGGTGGATAGAAGGGTCTAAAGAACCAGTTCTTGTAGATAAAGAAGTAAAGCACATAGGCATAGATAGCGTATCAGTTGAAAAAATAGATATCGTAAAAACCCAAAAAATTAGTGGGCAAGATGAAGAAGGAAACGACATATATGAAACAGTATCTGTTCCAGGAAAAAGAAGACACGCTGGTTTTCTAGCTCAAGAAGTAAAGCAAGTACTAGATGAGCTTGAAGTCGAAGATTTTGGCGGCTGGGTATCAGATAATATTGAGGATCCAGAAGCAATACAAAGTCTAAGATACGAGCAATTTGTAGCGCCTTTAACAAAGGCTGTACAAGAACTATCGGATATGGTAGAATCATTACAACAAGAAATAAACATACTGAAGGGTATATAATGGAAAAAGTAGAACTAGTAGTTCAAGCATTGCAACAGCGTATCGGTGAGATAGTCTCACAATATGAGACGCATATAGCAATTCTTCGTGCTGAAATTACAGAGCTGACTGATAAAAATAAATCACAGGAAGTTCCATTGGAACAACCAAAGGGGTAAGATATGGCAATTTTAAAATCAACTAATGTTAATTCTGGAGATCCAGTAACTTATGATATTATCAATAATATTATATTAGATCTAAATGAATTAAACAAAGCAACTGCAGCTAAGTTTAATTTAAACTTAACTCAGACAGGCGGCAAGGACGGCAAAGATGCAGTATCTCAAACTATTTATAGCACAACAAAATTAGTTAAAATAAAAGCAAAAACTGCTGGAGGATCAGGAGCAACCTGGGACTTTTCAAAAGCAGGATTTACTAACCCGCCCAGATGCTGGGTTCAGGCCAGAAGCTCTGCCTCATTAAAAGCTTCTCAACTTAATTTTACAACCATCATTACAAATGTTAGTACTACAAGCATGACCTTCAAAGTAAGAGGCCCAGGCGGTACAGCACAAACTGATGCAGATATTGAGTTTGATTGCTTCGCAGTCGAAGCATAACCTATTGACAAACTAAACCAATATGTTACAATTACTGTAACACCAAAGTCACGTACCCGTGACTTTTTTACATATTAAGGTAGACAATGAGTAACGATTTAAAATGGATGATCTCATCCGACCAGCAATTCCCGTATCAAGATGACAAGATGATTGCCCTTTGGTTTAAGGTAATGAAGTGGTTTAAGCCTGACGTTGTTGACTACCTCGGTGATACAGATGATCAAGCATGCTATAGCAAGTACACAGAAGGACGCTCAGCAGAGTTCTTGAACCTTCATAAGACTGACAGTCGAGATCTTATTGTTCCAATGATGCGCCATGAAGCAAAAGGTGCAAGAGATTTTTATACTAAGACAAGAGAGATGTTGCCAGAAGCGCAACTATTTTCAGCACTAGGAAACCACGATGTTAGAATTTTTAACTATATAGATGCAAAGCTTCCTGATTATATTAATGAGGTTACTCCAGAAGCCCTTTGGGGATTAGATTCTTTAGGCTATGAATATATTCACTATAACGAACTACCTAAGCGCCGATTCGGAGATATCCATGTGCACCACGGACTATCAATTGCAGCAACTGGTTCCGTTCGCAAGGACATGGAAGACCTACAGGTATCTTTAATTAGAGGTCACTCACACAGAATTGCATCACACCTAGTTACTTATGAGTTAAGAAACGGCGGAGAAGGTGAAACACTTCGAGGCTACGAACTAGGACATATGTGTGATGAAAAGGGTCCAGGAATGAAGTACATGCAGCACCACGACTGGCAAAAAGGATTTGCCGTAGCACATATAGTTAATGATTATCCACATATTAACATGATACATGTTGCTCCAGACTATTCATGTGTTGTTGACGGAAAGCTGATTACACTATAATGTGGTGCGGAAAATGTGGTGGTAGGGTTTTTGTAGACAGAGTATTCTCACAAAAACTACACGTAGAGTTGTTCTGCATTCTATGCGGGAAAAGAAATATGATTAATAAAGAGACGAGTGCTTTCGGGAAATGGCTAGAAAAAAGAGAGACGTTAAACGCAAAAAACTACGGTATTTCTTCTTAAACGATAAAGTACATAAGGTTTTAAGATCATCAAGGTCTAAAGATGAATTAGTTGCTTGGTGCTACCCTGATCATAAAAGAGTTATGTACTCTTACTCTCAAGTTGAAAAGCATATGGAAAATGCTTACAGCATG